TAGCAATCTGTTTACTGATCTCCTGTGGTATCTAGCAACCGATAAAGACACGGGCGCTGGCGCCGTCATCAATCAAAGCCTGCTAGACCGCAACCAGCTAATTGCCACGGGACGCTACTTGCGTGCCAATTACCTGTTCTTCGACGATGTCATTGCAGAACCAGTCAATCTTCGGAGTTGGCTGGCAGAAAAAGCGCCATCAATGCTGTGCTTTGTTGCAATCAAAAATGGCCTGCTTAGCGTCAACCCGGCGTTACCGATTAACGACAACTACGAAATCGCTAACATCCCAGTGCCAATCAGTGCAATGTTCACTGATGGCAACATCATTGATGGCAGCCTCAGCATTGAATGGCTGGAGCTGGAAGAGCGGCAAATGTTTCAAGCGGCGGTGATTTATCGGCGCAATCCGTATAACAAGCTGCCACAACAGGAAACGGTGGTTGTACGTTACAACGAAACTGGCGCTGACGCATTACCACTAGAAGAGTTTGACCTGCCGCATATCACCAGTTTGCAGCACGCTACTAAAGCCGCACAATATTTTCTTGCGATCAGGAAGCATGTTACCCATACGCTTAGCTTCCAAACCTTGCCATATGGCGTAGCCCTAGCACCCGGCGACTTTATCCGTGTTGCAGTACAACAGAGCCCCTACAGCCCAACCAACAACGGCATTGTCACCGCTGACGGCACGGTTATTAGCGTCAGCTCAATGGCAGACGGCAGCTACCAAGTTTATTACTGGGACCGCAGCCAAACCGAAATTGATGAGGGCACACTGGTCATTAGTGGCGGCATAGCGCTTGGTTTACGCGACGCGGTCTTTTCTGTCAAAAACGACCAAGTAAGCAGCCAGGTGTACCAAGTGGAGGCCATCGACTTGAACGAAGACGGTATTGTGGGTATTAAGGCAAGCAGTTTTCCGGTGGACAGCCAAGGCCGCAGCCTGATCGCTGCTGATGTACTAAGCAGCTCCAATTTTGAGATCATCGGGCAAGGTGCAGACTAATGGCATTTCCTACGTTGCGCCCAACCAGCCGCAATTTTGATGCTGGCGAATATCCTGTGAAAACCTTCAAGGCGCAGTCTGGCGCTGAGGTGCGAATCCTGTACGGCAGCAAACGCACCAACATGATGCTGGATCTGGCGTACGACAATATCGCCGATACTGACGCCGACGACTTCGTGACACATTTTGACGAGGTGCTTGGGACGTATTCCACGTTTACGCTGCCCAGTGCCCTGCTGGCCGGCTGGACTGGCGCCACTGCTGCGCTAACCGCTAGCGGCACTGGCAACCAGTGGCGCTATGCCGAAGCACCTGCAATCACTAGCGTGCGCCCCGGCCGCAGTAGCGTGCAGGTAAAGCTGGTTGGTGTTCTTTAGACTGACCGCTAGGAGGCGTCATCATGGCCAAGGTTTATACAGGACGCGACGGCCGCCTTCTTATTGATGGCGTCGACCAGATCAAGGTGACCAGCTGGCAGCTGTCTGGTTCGCTTGAGATGCTGGAAACCACCAGCCTTGGCGATGCGCAACGCTCTTATGCCCCTGGCGTGCAGGAGTTTAACGGCAGCGCCACTATTTTGTATTACAACGATGGTACAGGTCGTAACGACGCCGCCGCAGCACTAAAAAAAGTGCTGCGTGTGTCTGGCGTTAGTGCTGCCGATACCGTCGACTTGCGGCTGCGTTTAGTGGAAGGCAGCACAAATCACGATGTACGTCTGACCGCGTATATCACCAGCGTTAGCTACGGTGCCAGCGTTGGAGAAATTAGTTCTGCGCAGATTAGTTTCCAAGCTACTGGTGCGCTGAGTGAGGTAACCATCTAATGAGCGTCTACCTTGGCGCAATAGGTAGCATTGAGCTGGCGCGCAAATCAGCGGAGGGCGGTCTTTTTAGTATCGTTAATCCAGGGGATGTTAACGCAGGACGCGACCGCTTCTCGTTTGACTTTGAAGAGGGCACAATCGTCAGCGGTGATTTTATCGAAATTACCGCAACTGATGGTACAACGCTAGATTTTATTACTGCCACTGGCTGGGCCAACGCTACCGTACAGAACAGCGGCAACTGGTTTGCGTTTATTGATGAGGTAGGTGGCGTCAGGCTTTACAACACTTTTGATGACAGCTTAGAGGGCAGTACCGCCGGCCTAGTGCCGCTTGCTGCAATCAACCGCGACATCCCGATTAAGGTCACCATTCGCGATCGCGGCAGCCGCTTACTGGCCTCAGTAACTGAATACGAATTAAACACAAATCGCGAAACTGTTGACATCACAGCGCTCAGCGACCAATACCGCCAGCAGTACAGCTCACTGATTACAGGCTCTGGGCGTATTACTGCGCACTGGGACTACTTAAACGAAGCCGGCCAAGAACCGGTGCATTATTTGATGCAACTGGTACTGCGCACGGAGATCGGCTCCGGCTTTCGGGCTAAGTTGTACATTAAAAACGCGGGCACAGATGCGAGCGCTGGCGCTTTTGCTGCCACGCAACTAAACGATGCGCTGTGGTGGGAGTTTGACGCATTAGTAACAGGCAGCGCTACAAGTTTTGCGGCGGGTGATGTTATCTTGTCGACGGTTGATTTTGTAGCCACGGGGCCGATCAGACTACGGGCGCGTACTACAGCGGCCAGCCGCCTGCTGCAAGAATCCGGCAGCCCAATCTTGCTGGAGCAAGGAGGCTACTTACTGCTTGAGGGTGAGGAGGCCGCCTAAGATGTGCGTACTGATCCAGCAATAGCGCCGTGCCTGACCTGCGCATTACAGAACTGCAGACGTTAGACGGCGCCAATCTGGCAGCCGGTGACTTCCTGCCGCTTGCAGACGTTAGCGCCAGCGAAAGCAAAAAGATCACGGTAACCGATTTTATTGGCAATTCCGTCGCACTGCTTGCCGATAACACTATCCCTAACACCAAGATACTGTTTAACAACAACAGCTTGGCTGGTGCGGCGCTGGTTAATGAAAGCGTTACCGCTACACAACTAGCGGCTGATGCCGTTACCGCCCAAAAGTTGGCAGACTACTCAGCGGTAAACCTTGTAGCAGACCTGCCCGCCACAGGTGCATTTATTGGGCAGCTTGCTGTAGATACTGACACCCTTGCCACATATTGCTGGAACGGGTCCACGTGGCAAAACATCAAGGCTGCTGGCTCTGTTAATGCCATCGTTGGTGATACTGCCAGCATCGTAAATATTGCCGTTAGCCAAACGGGCGATACGGTAACAATTACAACTTCACTAGACAATACCTCCGCCGCCGCGCAATTTCTTGCTGGTCCTAGCGGTAGCGCTGGCAGCGTCAGTTATCGCCTGATTGCAGCAGCAGATCTTCCTACCGCTACATCTAGCGCCAAAGGCGCAGTACGCGTCAGCGGTTCCGGCCTGACGATGAATGGCGATCAGCTGCAGATCAACAATACAACTACAGCAAATACAACGTCGTACCACTTGGTGCGCTACGACGCAAACGGCCTTGTAACCGGTGGTCGCACGATTGTTTCTGGTGATCTGCCAGCAGCAACAAGCGGCGGTCTCGGCGCTGTATTCCCTGGCAGTGGTCTTACGGTCGCCGTTGATGGCCAGTTAAACCACAGCAACAGCGTTACATCCGGTACTTATACCAAAGTCACCGTAGACGCCCAAGGCCATATCACAGCTGGCGCAGCCCTACAAGCTGCTGATGTACCTGACCTTGATACCGCAAAACTTGTATCCGGTCAGCTAGCTACGGAGCGAATTGCAAACGACGCTGTTACCGGTGCCAAGCTTGCAAATCTATCTGTTACACAGTTTGGTGGTGCTGGCAGCACTGCAGGAATCGTCACGTTTCCCACCGCAGAGTTTACCGGGCAGTATTTTTACGATCTGCTAAATGGCGATTTGTACCTGTGGGATGGTAACGCATGGCAGCCAATCACAATTACAAGCGGTGAAATTATTTTTGCTGGAACATTCAATGCAAGTGTCGGCGGCGGCACCGGTCAAATTGCATCTGTTACTGCAGCGGGTTCAGCACTTGGGTTAACTGTCGGCAGCGCCCTGCCTGCTGCATCTTCAACTAACAACCGATACTACTTGGTTGTAAGTATTGGCGGTACGATCACCAACGGTCACGCGCCCCACGGCACGCTGTCCGCGCCGGACATGATCCTGTCAAACGGTACAACGTGGCAGGAAATCGACGTTTCAACAACAGTCGCTGGCGTCTCTCTAGCTAGCGGGATCACTGTTGTACCTACGGGCAATATTTCATCCAACAACGTACAAGCAGCGTTAGCTGAACTTGACAGCGAAAAGATCGGCGCCGCTGGCGCAACAATCACCGGCGAGCTGCTGATTGGCACGACTGGCGCATTGGCCTTTGAAGGTTCAACGGCCAACGCATTCGAAACATACCTGACTGTTACAGATCCGACAACAGCTGATCGCACCATTACGCTGCCCGATCGTAGCGGCACCGTTATCACAGATGGCGATACCGGCACTGTTACCAACACAATGCTGGCCGGCAATATCGCACTAAACAAACTTGTCCCCCTAACAAGTGGCGATATCATTGTGGGCAGTTCTGGCAATGTTGCCACTGCCGTACCTGTAACTGGCGATATCACAATTAGCACAAGTGGTGTCGTCGATATTGCTGCCGGTTCAATTATTAACGCTGATATTGCAGCTGGCGCAGCGATTGCATTTAGCAAACTTGCACCATTAACTAGCGGCGCCATTCTGGTTGGCAATAGCAGCAACACCGCTGCTGCAGTATCAATGACTGGTGATGTAACAATCACCAATGCAGGTGTTGCATCTGTTGTGACTGGTTCTACATCAGTCGCCGGCAAGCTGCAGCTAACAGATTCCACCAGCAGTACCAGTACAACAACAGCCGCAACACCTAATGCCGTAAAGAGTGCCTACGACACAGCGGTAGCAGCACTGGCGCGTACCGGCGGCACCATGACTGGGACCATTACGTTTGCCGCTGGGCAGACATTCCCAGGTTATGCCGCACTGGCTAGCACGCAGACATTTACTGCCGCGCAACGCGGTACGGTATCAGCGCAAGGTGCAGTATCTGGAACTGTGACACTGGATTTTGCTACCGCCAATAATTTCAGCATGACCCTACCTGCAGGTGGTGCGGTTACGCTAGCCACGCCAACAAACCTTACCGCTGGGCAAAGCGGTGCAATCGTAATTACGCAGAATGCCACAACAGCAGCAACCGTCGCTTATGGCACCGCGTGGAAATTCCCGAACGGTACAGTGCCAACAATGAGTACAGGTCTCGGGAGCATTTCAACATTGGTGTACTACTGTGAAAGCGCAACGCGGATTACCGCTCAGCTGCTGACGGGGGTGGCATGACAATACCTGGCGGCCTAAACCCACTACTGCTATCGGTAAATCAAGTTTCTGTACCTCAATTTATTAGCTCATCGTCTACAATTAGCACTGCTGGAGCATCTTTTAGTGTTGCCACACCTACTGGCACGCAAAGTGGCGACTACATGGTTGCTTTATGCGTATCGGCTGGAGGAGCAGCATCAACTATTACTCCCCCAGGTGGCTGGAGCAACCTAGGTAATTACGGCGGCGCCAGTCCACAATTTAGAACATATCGACTAAAACTAAGTAGCGCGCCGGCCGGGAGCTATACCTTTAGTTTTTCAAATAGCGGCTATAACGCAGCGGCTATAGCTACATTTAGAAGCGCCAACGACGGCAATCTAAACGTCAACGGTACCTATACAGGCAGTAGCGGAACCGGAGCTGACTGCGGCAGTCTGACGCTGACTGCTTCTGCATCACTTGTTTTATGTGTTGCTGTTGTTGGTCATGGTAATAACGGCCCAGGTGCCCCATCAGGTTTTACGCAAATAGTGCGTAGAGGTACAGGCGGTACAGATTCTGGCGTTGGCTTAGGTATGCACTATAAAATCTTTTACGGCGCAGGTAGTACAGGCACGATTACTACAGGCAGCGCAAGTGTTACTGATGTATATGCAGGGGGCCTAAGAACGATTGTATTTGCTTGATGGGCACACGTTAGACCCTCACCGGTACTTCGTGCATGATGATATTCAATATCCTGCTAACTGGTTAGCCGTTGCATTGCCAGAGCAGCGCGCTGCAATAGGCATTATTGAAGTGCCGGACATTGAAGACAGGTACGAACACTTCCAAATAGGCTGGAGCGCTACCGGCGAACCCATATGGCAGCCACTTGCTGATGCCATTACGGCTTGGGTGCATACTACAAAATGCACAGCGCGGCACATGCTGCAGGACACTGACTGGTACATAATCCGGCAGGTCGAAACAGGCAATCCCATCCCAGTCGCTGTGACCACTTGGCGCACTGACATACGTGCTGCAGCTGCGGTTAAAACTGCCTGCATCACTGCCGCTTGCACCACGCAAGCGTTAGCCGATTACATTAGTAGCGCCGCATATACAACTTGGCCTAGTGATCCCCGCAAGTCTTCTGCTGCTACTGTTACTCATGGGCTGGAGCCTACTGTCGATTAACCCACGCACTGACGACTGATGGCTGCTAAATCCAAGACCGCACTGGGGCGCGTCGAGCACAAACCAGGCAAGCCCAAGCGCACCCGCCAAGGGCAGGGACAGCACAGTCTCCCTAATCACGGCCGCAAAAAACTACGCGGCCAAGGCCGATAAAATAAACGAAGAACCAGCTGTAGCGGTGACCGAAACCCCGTCAACATCTAGTTTTTGGCGGGGCGTCAAGCAGGAAGCCATCGCTGGCCTAGTCGTACTACTTGCCGGCGGCGGCATTACCGGTATCGGCTTCTTGGTCTATACGGTACCGGCCAAGCTGGACCACGTCATCCAAAACCAAGAAGCGTTCAAAACCCGCATCAACGCACTGGAAACCTCCGTCAAGGATCACACAGTGCGCCTAATCAAACTTGAAATGCGCCCCTGATGTCTGTAGTTCACTCCACTAACTACGGCGACGGTTTCCGCTTGGAGCAGCTAGAAAACGAGCGCGGCGAAATCTATTACCGCGCTTGTAAGGGCAGCATCTGCCGTTACGCCGAGGACGACTACATCGCCCGCATGTACCTCGAAGGCATGGGCTGGGATCCTACGCAACCAGCCCTCCCGTAATCCAGTACACAATCTGATCTTCCCTTTCCTGCGTCCAAAACTGCTGGCGCCGATACCACTCCAGCCAGTCCTCTGCCGACTTAGCGGTATTACACCCAAAACAACAAGCCACAAGATTTTGCGGATGGGTCAAACCGCCGCGCATTTTTGGGTGTACATGGTCGAGCGTGGCTGAACGCCCAAGATCTACATCGCAGTACGCGCACCTGTTATCCCAATCCTTAAGTATTGATTGCCTAAAACGTAGCTTTGCTTCTTTTTTGTTTAAGTATTGGCCATCCTGAATCAGATGGTCCATACCGCCGCGTATCTATACAAACGGTAGCGGCGGAAACAGTCTCCAGCGCTAGACGTCTTATCTACTACAGCTAAGCTAGTGCTGGAGCACACGTTCTTATGACTGACCAACAAATCGCTATTACTGCCGTTGTCGTAGCTGCCGGCTCCGAAATTATCGGCATGAGCAAGCTGCGTTCTAACAGCTGGATCCAACTGGGGCTGCAGGCTCTGCGCTTGGCATTCCCCACCAAAAAGCGCCGCTGATTTTGAGGGCCCGCAATGACCAAGAACGCCATCCGCCTTAGCGATCTGTTCCGGTACTACCGGGCCCTTCCCCACCAGCTCGCCGCAATCACCGAGCTGGAACTAGCCATCAACAAGGCGAACCCCCACATCATGGGTCGCGACCAAGGCTGGTTCAAAACCTGGAGCGTCGCCGGTAAACAAAGCAGCTTCCCCAACACTTGGGAAGGCGTCCTTGAAGCTGCCCGCGTAGCGGGCGCCAAATTCCCCGAGCTGGTAGCCGCCCAATGGGCCCTGGAATCTAGCTACGGAAAACTGGTCTCGGGCCGAAACAATTTTTTCGGCCTCAAGGGCAGCGGCACCGACACCAAGACCCAAGAATTTATCGACAACCAGTGGATCTCAATTACTGACAGCTTCATTGATTTTCCCGATCTGCTGTCCTGCGTGATCTACCTTGTCGACCACTGGTACAAGGACTACAAGCAGTACAAGGGGTGCAACAACGCCGGTACCCGCGAGGATGCTGCCAAGTGGCTGGTCAAGGAAGGCTACGCCACCGACCCCAACTACGCCGGCAAGCTAATCGCTCTGATGGAGC